GTTCGCCAGAGATCTATGCAAGATCTCCCTGGTCTTATTACAGACCAATAGACTAACATGTCTATAGCTCAGGGATCCCCTAGAATGGGGGTACCCACCTCGTTTTGATGTAGGCAGCACGAGGCCGCCCAGCGCGCGTCAAGTGTTCCTCATCGAACGCGGGTTCTGTCCCACGCTTAAGGAAGTACTTGAGTAGGGCTCCAGGACCCTCGAGAGGATCTCGAGGAGAACGGGATGACACCACATGGGCCTTAACCAAGGGCCTATGAAGGTGCTCGTCTTCTTTCTCAGAAACATAACCAAGAAAGGAGGTACGACCCAACGCAGGGGAGGTAGGGATAGTGTTCGGAAAATAATGAAGCACTTTCCGGCACTTACCATCTAGCCACTTCGCAACAGCCCAGTTACCAGACAAATACATCTGGTTTCTAAGCGATACGAGTGACTCCACCTCTGCCGTTTGCTGCAGCCGTGAAGGAAATACTCGACGGACCTTGACAATGGACACGTCATGGCCATCATAGTACTCTTTCCCACAAGACTCTCGGAATTTACCATTCCAAAATGACTTGGGGCGACCGACTCTTGCACCGAAGTGCTCGAGTAGATCGACGACTGTATGCACATATTTTACGGGGACAATTAAATCATCTCCGTAAACACGCACCTGACCTATATAGGACAATATGTCCTTTTTGGTCAACTGGTGTCCTAGCTCTCTTTCAATCCCAAGGAAGATGATGGTAAGAAAAACCATCGCCTCAAATGGGAAACAGAGAGCAGAACCCATAGACGCGAACTTGGACAAGGGGATAACCCCATGTCCAGGTACAGAGGCCCGTTCAGATCTACAAGCAAAGATTGCCTCTCGTGAGAGAGGGTTTCGATGCATGAGGGTCTTCACGAGCAAACAAGACACACGATCGGAAGCCTCACTCAAATCGAGTGTGGCCAGGTCGCCGTTAAGCGAACCAGCTTGGGCCAGATCCTGGTTAGGGGTCTGATCCTTAGTTCCGATCAACTCACTCAAAAATGTTGAGTGAATCTGCTCACTAATCACCTCGAGTATCCCCTGCTGTACATACTGCACAGTAGAGGGCTCGATGGCGATAATGCGAGGTGTCTTGAGCGTCTTAGGGACAGAGATAACCCGAGAGGGTAACTCTGAACCGGGTTCTAGGAATCGGATACCGTCATCCTCATACTCGGAGACATACCGAGCATTCGGATAGAGGAAGTCTCCCACATGGAAGACTGACTCAAGACGGTCGGTCCAGTAGTTTGTCCGGTACTTACCATTGCTAGTAAGTTTATCGGCTACACTACCAGGACCGTGCTTGGGGATTATTTCATTGTTCCAGATCTTACGATCTAGAGCGCAGAATAAATCGCCAAACAACAGTTGAGCCATACGGCCAAATTCAGAAACATCAGAATGAGGCATGCATGATTCAATGTCACCGACCTCCTTATCACATTGGATATAATCCGTCATAGCCGNTTGCTCCCTTGCGGGAGTACACGGCAGAAGCATCTTGCTAAAGATCAAAGTCAATTGTCTTATAGCATAGATTGCTTCTACTGACGGGGCATCCAATAGGACACCAGTATCTGAACAGAACACCTGTTCCGCAAAACCTCTCAAAAATGAGGGGAGCTGCGATCCTAACTTCCGAAACGGAAGAAAGGATTTGGGAACAACGAACCCTTGGTCAAGACAATACTGAAAGTCTTTTCCATAGGTGGGGAGGGTAATCGTAAGAAACGATATACCCTCGTGTTCTATCCGTCCCGAGACGGTATTAATATCTCGGGTGGTGCTCGTGCAACATCTGCTAGCTAGTTCTTCAGCTAGCGTTTTCCAGAGTGTAAACAGGCTTTTCATAACGCCTCCTGATGGGGGTAGTTATCCTGAGCCTGCCGCACTGAAGGGAGAACATCCAAGTCCAGATACCAACCTGGACCTGACCGCTAAAAGTGGTCGAGGATGTTCAGGCCTATGAAAAGGCCACCGAGTCCCAGCGCACAAATGATGACAACAAACATCACCACTGCGAACTGGTGCCCGGAGGTAGCGTGGTTATAATCATAATCACCGCGCATTCGCTATTACCTCCTTTCGAGGTATTCTAGGATTAGTTCGACATGAACTATAAACCTAGAGCATCCATTCCGAAAAATCTTGAACAATAGTTCAAGAGTGCTTCCTGGCAAAGGGGATTAACTCTCCCCGCCAAGAAGCTTTTCGGTGACAGTGTACGTCGAAGCCGATATTAGGCCAACAAGGCCTTCTACCAGTTTCTTCGCCTCTGTCACGGAGTAACCAGTCGAGGGCCGGTCAACGACGAGATAAACACTCATCGAGACAGGTTCTTTCCTGGCTTCTTCAAATGGATTAGTAGCGACCTTTTCAACGTCGATACGCACCAGATGTCGACGGCGAGAACTGTTTGACGTTGTAGTTGACAACGTCAGCTTGTTCAAGCCGTCAGAAGTCTCGTACACGGACTTGAAGTCCCCCGAGGAAACTCGGGGAGCTGTCACTTCCGTACCCGCGACTTCTTTGAATTTCTGGGGATCGGTCAGTGCCATCAGGCACACTCCTTTGGTATGGTGACTTGGTCACCGGTTTAACGTAGCGATTTGTTGCTACGCGTAGTATTAACAACTACTACAACAACCGGGTTATACCGAGTGCTGCAGTTATGGCAAGTTGAGTGGGTGATAAACCCTCCCAACCAATACCAAACCCGAAGGGGTTAGCGGGGCAACGGCTTTTGCGGACAGTTTCTTGTCCAACATCGCAATTGCCCATCCAATCGAAGCCGGTTTTCTTCGGACTCTTCGTGAGAAGAGTACGAACTTTACCGTCCTCGTAGTGGGTGTAATAGGTAGATGACGTTTCTTCCATCATGTACCCATACCGCATCACAAGACCGGCGAGCGTGAAATTAGTGATGTTATGAATAACATCACCAGCGTTCGTAAACCAATCGACGGCCCAACTCCAGGGCGTTAGATTCCAGAGAACATCTGGCGAAAGCTCCAATCCGAAGACTGCATCGGCCTCTGAGCCGAAACCTATATGGCGGCCAAAGTTATCAGCTTTGGCTGGGCCACCATAGGTAAAACAGCCCTCGAACCAGCGCTTTCGTACGTTTTTACACGTAATTCTAGCACCCCTAGTGACTGCTGGATCATTGTAACCCGACGCCATGAACGTTGTGTTCTGCGGCGAGAAACAAGGGGTCTGTGTGGGTAAAACCACAGACCAGTAGTCAACCTCAGGAGAAAAATCAAAACGCCGATGTACATTTTTACCTTCATTATGACGATAATTCTGCATTATGTCACGATGATATCGGGCAGCATTCACAACGGAATTAACTTCATCCCGGAGTGGAGCCCACCCGAATTGGTAATTAAGGTACTCCGAACCTACATTACGTAGTTTTTCGGTACGGTGCTGCCAAGACTGAATTCCAGGAAGAGAGGGAACTCCCTCCCTGAAAGATTCGGCCAAAGCAGTACCGAGATTGGCGGTAGGATTAGTGGGCGCAACCAAAGAAATAGCGGTCGCACCGTCTTTAGACATGGATGATTCATCCATATCTTTGACGGTACTATCGTAATGTTCTTTGATAGAAGTGGAATGGAGCTGAGGTCCCCAAATGGGTCCGCTATAGAGTCTTTCTAGAGCGTTCCCACCGAGTGCCTTTCTCCACGTACCGGGCCTTATAAAAGTCCCGGTATGGGTCACATGAAATGGACCCCCACTTTCCCGTTTTCCGGTTTTCCGGTTAACAGGATGCCCTTCTGACCTCCATAATTTGGAAGTCGTCGACCGTTTAATACCAGTGCTCCCCGGTGTAAGTACTGCACCAGTTAAATAGTGCAGAACCGGGGGAATATCAAACGTTTGTTTGGTTTCCTTTGAGCGTGGTACAATGGTCGACACCTGAGTAGTTCCCTTCTTGGAAATGTGGGATTACTCCCACAGTGGGTATGCACAGCAGGCCTATCCTTTCCTCCTAGTACTTCTCGGGCCACGATGAGTGGTTTGAGAAGCTAGGCGTGTGCTCTTTCGAGCCACGGAGGG